GGTATCGCAGGACCTCGCACTTTCTCTAGCGTAAGCAATTATCAGGACCAGTTTTCGGCAGGCATGCAAAGTGAGAAATATTCATATAAGATGCGATAAACATGACTATTAGTTATAAGGAGGCGGCATGGCGGGCACAGGAGGGGTGCTGATAGGTAGCTCTTACGACGAGGCGAGAACCAGGAAGATTTCTGCGGAAGCTGAGATCGCAGAATTGGAGCTAGCTAAGGTTAAGGGTATATTAGTTCTCGCGGATGATGTGGTTGACGCTTGGAAAGATGTGTTAAATGCCTTACGAGGTAAGTTATTATCGCTGCCGACTAAAGCGGCGCCAATGTTAGCGGTAGAAACAGAACCGCCGGCGTGTCAGGAGATCTGTGAGCAACTAATCAACGAAGCCTTAGAAGAACTGAGTAACTATGATCCATTATTTGACCCAACATCAACGAAAAGAACTGAAGGTCCATCTGCGGAAGGCGATGACGAGCCTAAAGCCTCCGCCAAAAAGAAGTCTAAGCGAGTGGGCAGACCTAGAAAGGCGACTGGACTCGCAAACAAGTAGTCAGCCTGGTCGCTGGAAGTCTCAGTCATATCAAAAGGGCATTATGGATTCGTATAGTGATCCGCATGTCAAAGAGATAGTGGTCATGGCGGGAGCTCAGTTAGGTAAGAGCGAGATCTTGCTGAACATAATCGGCATGCACATGCACCTAGATCCGTGCCCTCTTCTAATGCTACAGCCAACAGTGGAAATGGCTCAGAGCTTCTCTAAGGACAGGATTGCTAACGGGCTTCTCCGGTCTACACCTTGCTTGCAGGGTAAGTTCAAGGAGGCCAGATCCAGGGATGCTAATAACACTACTATGCATAAGGTGTTTAGCGGCGGTGGTTCGTTAAGTCTAACTGGCGCCAACTCCGCAGCTGGATTAGCGTCGAGACCAATCCGAGTTGTGCTCGCTGATGAGGTCGATAGAATGCCCACCTCCGCCGGCTCTGAAGGTAATCCGATTCAGTTGGCAAGGAAGAGAACTGCAACATTCTTCAATCGAAAGATAGTGAGCGTATCTACGCCAACGAACAAGAATGCATCTGCAATCGAGGACGCGTATGACGCTAGCGATCAAAGACGCTTTTATGTGCCTTGTAAACACTGTAACGAAAGCCAGACGATCAAGTGGTCGCATGTACGATGGTTCGACAACGATCCTATGACAGCGGCATATTGTTGCGACAGCTGCGGTGCTATGTGGAACGATGGCGAGCGGCGCTGGTCTATCGCTAGGGGCGAGTGGAAAGCTAACGAAGAGTTCAAGGGCATTGCTGGATTTCACATTAGCGGCTTGTACTCACCCTGGGCTAGCCTTAGCGATATGGTTAAAGAGTTCCTGTCTGTCAAGAAGAACCCTGAGCAGCTTAAAGTATTTGTTAATACGGTTCTTGCTGAGACCTATGAGGAAGAAGGGGAGAAGGTCGATGACCACGAACTAGCAGAGCGAAGAGAGCCTATGGCTATGGTGCCGGCTACTGTAGCGTTTGCTACATGCGGTGTCGATGTGCAAGACGACAGACTTGAGGTTACTACAATATTTTGGGCAAAGGACGATGAGTGCTACGTCTACTCGCATGACGTAATCCGAGGCGACCCAAGCACTCCTCAGTTGTGGCGAGACTTAGAGGTATTATTATTCAGAACATTTGAGACAGAAGATGGCAGAGAAGTATCTATACGTTCGACAGCGGTTGATAGTGGCGGTCACTTTACTAACACGGTGTATAAGTTCTGCAAGAAACACTATGGTCGCAGGGTCTTTGCGATTAAGGGCCAAGGCGGCGAAGGTGTGCCAATCGCGGGACGCCCGTCTAAGAATAATACTGTTAAGTGTCCTCTGTTTATGGTCGGCAGTGACGCTACAAAGGATTTATTATTCGCTAGAATGCGAGTTAAACAGCCTGGTGCAGGATACATCCACTTCTCAGACGACTTGCCCGACACTTATTTTCAGCAACTTACTGCCGAGAAGGTCGTTACACGATTTGTAAGAGGTTACAAGAAAAGAGTCTTTGTTAAGATACGTCCGAGGAACGAAGCACTTGATTGCTTCTGCTATGGAATTGCTGCTTTATCAATTTTAAACACAGATGTAAATAGCATTCTTGATAGGTTAGAATACAGAGAAGATGCAACCGAAAAGGAGCCGCAGAAAAAAGCGAGAGCTCCTTTTATACCGCCTATGAAAAAAGGCTTCGTCAATAACTGGTGATGAACTATGGCTAATTTCTTCACTGAAATAAAAGAAGGTGAACCGGAAGATATTATTGTCGGTGATTACCTTCAGTGGAAGCGCAGCGATTTAGTTAGCGACTATCCTACCAATTTGTACACCTTGCACTATGTGGGTCGAATAGCGCAAGGCAGCAATGAGATTAATATTACTGCGACTGGTCAGACCGATCACTACCTGGTACAGGTTGCTTCGGCGGTTACTGCAGACTACGACGCAGGAATATATCACTGGCAGGCAGAGATCGTTAGGAACTCTGATTCTGCGAGGCATGTTATTACCCGGGGCGAATTCAATGTAATTCCAGACCTCGATACGAACAACGCTGACCCAAGATCTCACGCAGAGATCATGCTATCGAAGATTGAGTCACTTTTAAGCGGTAAGGCAGACTCTGACGTTAGCAACTACTCTATACAAGGTCGAAGCTTGACTAAAATGTCGTTGCAAGAACTCATGGATGCGAGGGAATCATACGACGGCCTTGTGAAGTCCGAAAAAGCCAAGTTAGACGCTAAATATCATCGTCAAACCGGCGCTACCATCATGGTGAGGTTCTAATATGGGCATATTGGACATTTTTAAGCCTAAGAAAGAGGCGTTTGTGCCTAAGATGAGGAAAAGAGGCTATCAAGGCGTCAATTCTGGCCGTTTATTCGCTGATTTTAACGCATCTGAAGCCTCTGCAGACACTGAATTACGCTCCGCACTAGTTAAATTGCGCGCTAGGTCCAGGGATTTATCGATCAATAACCACTATGCACGACGGTATTTTGACCTACTAAAGACTAATGTAGTGGGCGAAAAAGGCGTTAGTTTGCAGGCAAAAGCCGTCGATTCGGTTGGTAATTTAGACCTAAGCGGTAATCAGGCAGTAGAAACCGCGTTTAAGAACTGGGGTCGATATGGAAACTGCACTGTAGACGGCAAAATGAGCTGGATCGACGTGCAGAAGCTAATTATTGAGCTAGTAGCCAAAGATGGCGAAGCTTTTGTAATTATGCACCGGAATAAAGATTTTACGGACTCATTCTCGTTGCAGATCATCGAGGCTGACATGGTCGATGAGCAAAAGAACGAAAGGTTGGACAACGGCAACGAAATACGAATGGGCGTAGAGGTTGATAGGTATAAAAAGCCAGTTGCATACCACATGTTGACCTATCATCCAGGTGATTGGGATTACTCTACTCAGATAAAGTCGCCTAAGCACATCAGAGTTGATGCTGACAGAGTTGTGCATATTTATAAGAAGCTAAGGCCCGGCCAAAGCCGAGGCGAGCCCTGGATGACGCCGGCTATTTCCGCGATTAAGCAATTAGGGGCTTTTACCGAGGCTGCAATTGTTGCCGCAAGAGTTGGGGCGTCTAAAATGGGCTTCTTCACATCGCCAGGAGGCGATGGGTTTATAGCGGATGATTATGACAGTAATATCCCGATAATGAGCGCCGAACCTGGAACCTTTGCCAGCTTACCGCAGGGCGTTCAGCTTCAAAGTTTTGACCCTCAGTATCCGAATAACGAGTTTGGCAGCTTTCACAAAGCTATTTTACGCGGCGTAGCTAGTGCTTTAGGCGTGTCATACGCTGCACTTAGTAATGACCTAGAAGGCACAAGCTATAGCAGTATCCGCCAAGGAGCGTTAGAGGAGCGTGATCAGTACAAGAATATGACCGCGTTCTTCATATCTAACTTCGTTGAGCCTGTATATAGAGCATGGTTGGCGAGTGCTATGGAGATGGAGACATTCAACATACCCGTCAAGCAGTATGATCGCTTTGCCGACACTGTGGATTTCAAGGGAAGAGGTTTTAGCTGGGTTGACCCTTTAAAGGAGATGAATGCAGCTATCGCCGGCGTTCAGAACGGAGTTATGAGCCTTTCTCACGTCGCAGCGCAGTACGGCATGGATACGGAAGAGTTATTGGCTCAGATCGCCAGGGACAGGCAGCTTGCGGAACAATTTGGCATTAAGTACGCGCTAGAGCCGTTTGGCGTGGCAAAGAAAGCAGCTGTAGAAGTCATAGAAGACGATGAGTAGCTATAAGCCAACACATAGAAGCGAAAACATTGACTTGAATAATACTGATTATGAATTAGAATCATACAAATCGGAAAACACCATAGAGGATACTCATATGGAACGCCATGTAGTGAGCGTCGAAGAGACAGAAGAGACTTACGTTATTGAGTTCGCAAAGCATGAACTTGAAAGCGAGTCAGATCAGCCAGAACAAGAGGCTGAGGTGCAGGAAGCTAGCGAAGACCAGGACAGAAGTAATGATCCTGAAGTCGTGCAGCGCAGTCACTTTCTGGACGCTAGAGCTCTTGATGACGATAAGAGAACAGTAAAGATGTCCATCTCATCAGAAACTGCCGTTGAGCGCAGTTTTGGTAATGAGGTGTTAGAGCATAGCAAGGAGGCCGTTGATTTGAGCTTCCTGGCTAGCGGAAGGGCTAACCTTTTGCTAGATCATGACCCCAAGCAAGTTGTAGGGGTCATAGAAGATGTATACCTTGATGAAGATACCCGGCGACTCCGGGCTAAGGTTCGCTTTGGACGAAGTGAACTTGCCTCATCGGTATATCAGGACGTAAAAGACGGTATCAGATCGAATATTTCGGTGGGATACCAGATAGAACGTCTAGAACGCAAGGACGACAAGACCTATGTCGCTCGTAAGTGGAAACCGTTAGAGGCTAGTATTGTTAGCATCCCGGCAGACATGAGTGAGATTGGTATTGGAAGATCTGCACAGGTTTCAACGGAGATTGCCGAAAGCGTGACAGTGGAAAGCAGCGAAGAAGAGACCGCCACAACTGAAACTCGAAAAATAGAGGTAATAACTATGGAAGACGTTAAAATTGACGTTGAAGCAGTTGCAGCGGAGGCCCGACAGGCTGCTCAGAAGAACGCTGCACAAATCGTTGAGCTAGGCGCTCGACATAACAAAGCTGATTTAGCTCGCGAAGCAATCGCATCTGGAGCTTCTATTGAAGACTTCCGAGGCGCGCTTTTAGACAAAATCGGTTCAACTCAGGCTCTTGAGTCTAACGACATTGGGTTAAGCAAGAAGGAAGCGAAGCGATTCTCTATCCTGCGCGCTGTACGCGCATTGGCTAACCCGCATGATCGTCGGTCACAAGAAGAAGCTGCATTTGAGTTCGAGTGCTCTCGAGCCGCATCAGAGCAGTATGGTCGTGAAGCCGAAGGCATCATGTTACCTACTGACGTTCTGCGGAACTGGAAGCGTGACATGAACTCAGCTGATGACGCTGACTTGTTTGGTGAAGACTACCGTGGTGGTGACTTCATTGACGTACTCCGAAACGCTAGCTCAGTAATGAGTGCTGGTGCTCGAGTCCTCAATGGATTGTCTGGCGACGTTCGCATTCCCAAGAAGTTGACCTCAGCTGCTGCTGGTTGGATTGGAACTGAAGGCGCTGCTGCTGCCGAGTCAGAAATGACCGTTGGCAACATCCAAATGGTCCCACGCACACTTGGCGCATTTACCGATGCGACACGCCAATTAATGGTTCAAAGCTCAATGGATGTTGAGAACTTGATCCGTGACGACCTTGCACAAGCCATCGCTTTGGCGATTGATTTGTCTGCATTGGAAGGCTCTGGTTCATCAGGTCAGCCCACGGGTATCTTGAACACTTCTGGTGTTAACCAGGTAACTAACTTCGCAGCTGCTAACCCCACCTTCGCAGAAGTAGTAACTTTGGAAACTGCTGTAGCAGAAGACAATGCCCTCTCTGGTAACCTCGCTTACATCTTGCCTGCAAGTATGTACGGCGCGTTGAAGACCACTGAGAAGGCATCTGGCACTGCTCAGTTTGTTGCTGAACCTGGCGGGACGATTAACGGCTACCGTGCCATCGTATCTAATCAGGCTACTACTGGAAATCTCTACTATGGGAACTTCAGTGATTGCTTGGTTGGCTTCTTTGGTGGAGTCGATATCAAGGTCGATCCGTACAGCTTGTCAACTTCAGGCGGTGTAAGAATCGTAGCATTGGCAATGATGGATATCGCAATCCGTCACGCTGTAAGCTTTGCATACGGTAACGACGGCGCTTAATAGTGACGCTTAATACAAGCAAATGGAAAGGGGCCCAATCGGGCCCCGATCCTCTTGGAGCTAAGATGAAGAAGTACGAAGTAATCAAAGGCTGTGTAATTAAAGGCAATGGTCACCAAACTGGAGACATTGTTGAATTAGAAGATTATGAGGTCAATCAGCTTATCGCGATTGGTCGCATTTTAGAGGTTAAGCAAGAGCCTAAGAAGGCGCAAAATCGTAGCGTTGGTTTGTCAGGCGACAAGCCCACCAAAAGAAAGGCGAAAGAAGAAACGCCTGTAGAACCTGTAAAACCTGTAAAACCAGTAGAGCCAGTAGAGCCAGTAGAGCAAAAAGAGGCTGAATAATGGCTGTAGAAACGGATGTCGAACGAGCGATTATGCTCGCTGACTTTGGTGAGTCAGTAACATACACACCGTCTGGTGGATCGGCATCTACTATTACCGGGATATTCGACAAGGAATACCAGGCAGTAGATACAGGCGGTGAGGTGGCATTTGCAGTAGAGCAGCCTCGTTTGGCGGTTAAAACGTCTGACGTGGCTAACGCTGCAGAGGGGGACTCTGTCGTTATAAGCGGAGTTAATTACATTGTAAGAGTCGTCATGAATGACGGCACAGGGCTGACAGACTTGGCCTTAGAGAAGCAATAATGGCTCACGCAAGAAAGACGATAAGAGACAGGATAGTAACTGATCTAACGGGCCTGGCTACCACAGGATCTAGAGTCTACAGATCAAGAGTTTATCCCCTGGCTGAGGCTAAGTTGCCCGGGCTTGCTGTTTACACTCTGAGTGAGCAGATTGATTACGCGACAATCGGCGCGTCTAGACTTCAGCAAAGAGTCTTGTCGGTGGTGGTAGAGATTTATGTCAAGGGAACGTCTAATTACGACGATCAGCTTGATCAGATATCGTTAGAGATTGAGGATGCTTTGTACGCAGACTTAACCTTAGACGGTCACGCCAAGGACCTGCAGATAACCAGGTTTGAAGCGGATTTTGCTGGCGAAGGGGATCAACCCCTGGCTTTCGCAAGAATGGCTGTGGATGTTATCTATCACACTAGTGAAAATGACCCGGAAACAACGCTATAATACTGGTGTTTTTAGGTTAAAATAGTTTTTATTTTAGGAGCTCGAAATGGCTACACATGCTGGACATACAGGCAGTATAAAAGCTGTCACATCAACAGACGGATCGGGTACTCCCGTAGCTGTTGCTGAGGTAAAAGATTGGTCTTTGGAAACCACTGCAAACCTAGCAGACGATACTGTTTTGGGTGACGCTTGGACTTCACAGAAGCTGACGACTAAAAGCTGGTCAACTACTTTGAATTGCATCTGGAGTGACGATGATGCGGCTCAAGACGATTTCGTAGAAGGCGGCACAGTTCAGGTTGAGCTATATCCTTACGGAATTACAAGCGCAAGCGTTTACTGGAAAGGTTTGGCTATAGTCGCATCTGTGAGCAAGAGTGCTGCGGCTGACGGTTTAGTAGAAGCCAGCTTTAACCTTACTGGTATTGGCGCGTTAACACCTGACGCTGTAGCATAATGGGCTCCTTAATTGACGCGGCGGTTGCTCATTTTAGCAATCAGGAGGTGCGATCAATGGAGGTCCCAGCTTGGGATGTCACAATATTCGCTAAGAATTTGTCTTTGTCAGATAAGGCCAAGTGGCTTGCTAGATCTAAAGACGATACCACGGATTACATGGTTTATGCTGTGATCTATGGTGCCGTCGATGAGAAAGGCGAGCCCTTGTTCGATATCAGCGACAAGCCAAAGCTTCGTAATAATGTTGACCCAGATGTTCTATCGTCTGTCGCAAACTTCGTGCTAAAGCTAGCAGCCGATAGCGAAGAGGAACGCGAAAAAAACTCCTAGATGGTCAAGGAGAGGTCACCGACCTGTACATGATGTACGAACTGGCAGACCACCTTGGCCAACCGTTAGACGTAGTATTACGAATGACGGTGTCGGAGTTTCAAACTTGGTTTACGTTCCTTAAACTAAAGGCAGACAAGTTAAAGGAAGCTACCAAAAATGTCAGGTAACGTAAACGTCTTTACAGCTACAGCGTCGAACAAGACAGATTCGGCGTTTAACGCTATCCAAAACAACATCAAGAAAACCAATAAAGAGAGCCAAAAGCTAAACGGCTCTCTGCGGATGATGCGTGGCGGATTCGGTCAGCTTGGTCATCAGGTCCAGGATGTGGCAGTCCAGCTACAGATGGGCCAGAATCCGCTCATGGTCCTAACACAACAGGGAGCCCAGGTAGCATCTTTATTCGGCCCTACGGGCGCCATAATCGGTGCTGTTGGTGCTGTTGCTGGGGCTTTGGCAGGCGCGCTACTTCCTGGTTTAATCAGCAGCGGGAAAGAGGTAGACGAGCTGCACGAGAAGGTAAAAAACCTAGCCTCTCTCATGAAGAAAGACGGCAAGACCGGCGCCGTTGAGTATGCTGGCGCTCTCGCTGAAGTTGCGGCAGTCTCTGCAGCAGCGGCTGAAAGCCTGCGTATGCAGGCGGTAGAAACGGCACAAGAACGGTTTTCTAAGCTACGAAAAGATTTATCTGAAACAGTAAAAAGTTTTAATAATATTATTATAGCCCAAGTTGGATACGAGCAGCATGTTGTTGAGGCTCATAAAATTCTAGGACTACAAAAAGAAGATTACGACAGGCTAAATAAAAGCCTGCATTCTTTAGATATGACTACTCATAGCGGCAGAGAAGCTGTGATGGGGATGTTGAACGAACTTCAAAAGTCTCAAGCGGCGACGGGCGGCGTTGACGAGGATTTCAAAGGTCTTATTGATAGGTTCAGAGCTACGCATATAGAAATTAGCACCCTTCAACGGGATCTTAAAGACTTTGGTGAGGTAGGCGCTCCTGGAGTAGCAACAGCTACGGACGACATGACTTCTAGCTTTGACAGATTTATCGAGAGCCTTAGAAAATCTGTGCAAAAGGCGGAAGGGTTATCGCCTGCCCAAATGCTTGGCATACAACTGCAAAACATGGAGGGCCTCACCCAAGCAGAAAAAGATTTGGCATCTGAAATGGTCCGTAGATTGCGTTTGCAAGAGATTGCCGATCAAAAAGGCAAAGACGCAATTCAGGCTCAAAAAGATGCCAAAGCAGCTGAAAGAGCGCGGATGAGGAGAGAGAGCGAAATGTTGCGCCAGGTCGGGCTCGAAATAGACGGTCCAGCGCCAGATAGAGAAAGGCTTAAAACAGAGAAGAAGCTAGAGAGCATGAGGACAGGATTCTTGTCTGAACTTGAGCTTATATCTCAGCAGGAGAATCAAAGGCTAACTTTTGTCAAAGGATTAGACGATTCATTCTTCGATGCCACGCGTACTCGCGAAGACATGATTACTATGATTGAGCGAGATTCTGCACTACAGAGGATGAGAATCGCTGAAGAGGAGCAGGAAAAGAAACAGAAGATAGCAGAAGCTGGTCATGCGGTTATACAGAACGGCCTGCAACTAATGGCTTCTGGCTTCAAGGAAGGAACGGCTATTCAAAAGGCAGCGTTTGTCGCATATAAAGCATATGCAGCAAGCCAGGCAATTGTTTCGGCAGAGGTTGCAGCGGCTAACGCGCTGGCGTTCTTACCGCCTCCTGGAAATATTGCGTTCTCTAAATTTATCAGAGGAATGGGTTACGCGAGTGCCGCTATGATTATGGCTCAGACAGTTGCTTCGTTTGAAGGAGGTGGTTTTACCGGCCGCGGCGCTAGATCGGGAGGCATGGACGGAAAAGGCGGTTTTATGGCGATGCTACATCCCAATGAAAAAATCACTGACATGCATAACGGTGGCGGCTCTGGGATTACAATCATAAACAATGTAGACGCTACCGGGGCCGGCCCAGAAGTAGACCAGAAGATCCGCACGGCTATGGAGAAAACGAGCAGAACAACCATACAAACGGTCAGGGACCTGGCTGGTAGAGGAAGGCTAGTATGACCCAGTTTATATTCCCTAACATAAACCCAACATCTAGCACCTGGGAGCTAGTCACCAACACCAGGGTGTTCCGGTCGCCTTTGACTAATGCTGTGCAGACAGCA